AACTTAATCAAGCAAAGCATTACTATTAAGCTAGCTAATAACGACATGGTCAATGGTTAGGATACAACTAGCAACAGGCTACCTTGATGTTAAGGAGGGCACTTCATTCCCTTTGACATTTCAGGTAGGAGACATCAGAGATATAAGTCAAAGGAAAGGTAACTTCTCTAAGACTATTGTATTGGTAGGTAGTAAGAATAACAATGACCTACTGAACCACTACTATGATGTTAACATCCAAGCCGGTACCTTTGACATCAATGCAGTGACTACCTGCTCAGTTATTCAGGATGGAATACCAGTCATGGAGAACGCTAGCCTACAGCTCACAGCCATTAAAAAGGTACAGCTCACTGAGCAATACGAAGAGCATGTGGAGTATGAGGTATTGATTAAAGAAAGCAAAGCAGATTTCTTTACAGCCATCAATAACCTTGAGCTAACCGATATAGATTTTAGTGACCTCAATCACACATACGATGCATTCAATGTGGTGAACAGGTTTACCAACACTGAGGTGGATGGCTTCAAGTACTTCCTCCCTGGTAGTGGGGATGCGTTCTACAGCACTCAGGAGTTCAAGCCTGCTATCTTTGCTAAGACTTACTTTGACCGTATCTTTGCTGACTCAGGGTTTACATACAATTGGCCTACTCTAAGCAATACTAAGTTTGACAAGCTCATCATTCCATACAACGGAGGTATAGATAACTTTGATTATTTAGACTATGTGGTGCGAGCAGAGAAGACTACACCTAGTACGGTGGTATCACCTCTATCACTTACTCCTACCACAGGTACCTATACATTCACAGGACTAACTGAGATAGAGGACCCTCAGAATATCTTTGACCCGGTAACAGGTGTGTATACTACACCATTCAACATAAGCTCAGCCAATGCTCAGTACTATGAGATAAAGATATTGGTTAATTTTAGTCTTGACATTATTTGTCCTGCAGGCAATGTATCAGTTGGTACACCTACATTCTACCTGAACTTTTTTAATGCACCATACAACGTAACATCGGTATCACCTTTTTACAATGGACCAGGTGCACCTGGAACAGGTACGACCAACATAACTACGGACACATTAATAGTAACAATACAGGCTAGCGACCCCAACATATTACCACAGCTCACTGCATTGACTAGCAATGTGCAGGCTATCTTTAACACTGCAGGAGGTTACTATATCTTACCGTATCAATTGAGCCTAACCATTAACTCGGCAGATATAACAATCACCCCGAGCAGTAACATTGTGGCCATTGGTGGTACCATTGATGTGAATGACTACGTGCCTAAAAAGATTAAACAGAATGAATTTGTTAAGGCTATATTTAACATGTTCAACCTGTATGCTGAGGTAGATAAGTCACAGCCTAATCAGCTCAACCTAATCCATAGGGATGACTACTATGATGCAGGTAAAGAGGTAGATTGGACATACAAGCTAGCCAAGGATAAAGAACAGTCACTGTCATTCTTACCTGAGCTAACAAGTAAGAAAGTAATACTCACATACAAGGCAGATAAGGATGGTCCTAATACGATCTACACAAATGCTACTAATCAAATCTACGGACAGGCAGAGGTTATCTTTGACAACGAGTATGTCAAGGATGTAACTACTAAGGATGTATTGTTCAGCCCTACACCAATCATTGATACAGTCTTTGGTGCATACGTGCCAATGATTGCAGGAGCACAGCCTGATGTTAACATCCGTATCTTGTATGACTCTACAGCTGAGGTAGGACTAACCACGTGCCAAGCGTTTAATATCTATGACTACGGTACAACGGGTATGACAGGTGTAACTACTTACCCATACGTAGGACATTTTGATGACCCACTCAATCCTACATGGGATTTGAACTATGCAACGTGTGCATACTACTACTACATGCCAAGTACCTTAACACAGAACAATCTGTACAACAGGTATTGGAGACGTACCATGGGGCAGATTAATAGTGGTAAGATGTTGACTGCATTCTTTAATCTCAAGGAGTCTGACATCCAACCATTAGAGCTCAATGATAAGATTAGGATTGACAATAGTTGGTGGAACATTAACAAGGTTATTGATTACAATGCTAATGCTAATCAGCTCACTCAGGTAGAACTTATCAGCATAGACACTGAGGTGCAGTTCATGCCCTTTGCTACAGGCTCCCCCTCCCCAGGTGTGGGTACCGGTAGTGTAGGACCAATCACTCAGGTGGCCAATGATACTATCATCAAGACTAAGACTGCCAACAGTAACATCGTACCTAACAGCACCTCAGGAGTGGTAACCGGTAAGGGTAACAATGTTAGCCCTGGGCTTAAGGTGGTAGTAGTAGCAGATGATGCTACGATTGATGAGGATGGTATCTACACTGATAACCTAGTGGTGTATGGTAAGGTGAACGGGATACCTGTTGACCCTCCCTACTACAGATACACAGCCATACTTAATCAATCAGGAACAGCTAACCCTACAGCAGATGTCAAAGAGTCTAGCTTTGGAGATATAGTATGGACTAGACAAAACCAAGGTGAGTATGAGGGAGCTATACAAAATTGGGACTTAGGTGCTATCCTAGGCAGTGAGCTAACGGTCATGATTAACAACGTTAACTTTGACGGGGTGATCAGTGCTCAGTATGTGCCATCAAATAACACTATAGATATATTAACCACTCAGATAGGAGTAGGCTTTGTAGATAACTACCTAGTCAACACTACTATTGAGATAAGATATTACAAGCCATAACATGAATGAAGTAGAAATACCATTAAAACTTGGCGGCATTGGCGCCATCAAGGCGGAATTAAAATCATTAAAGGGTGCCATTGCTGAAGCAACTGACCCTGCAGATATTGCCAGGTTATCACAACGAGCAGGTGAACTTAAGGACCAACTATCCGATGCCAATGAGGCAGTGAATACCTTTGCTACAGGCTCTAAGTTTGAGCAGGTCAGTAACTCATTAGGTGGTATCAAGGACTCATTGCTTAGCTTAGACTTTGAAGAGGCACAGCAGAAAGCTAATGTGTTTAAGAATGTAATAGGTGGCATTGACCCTAAGATGATTGCAGGAGGGTTTAAGTCCTTGACAGGGGTTATCATGACCATGGGTAGTGCATTCGTTTCATTAGGTGCAACCATTCTAGCTAACCCTATCTTTTTATTGGTGGCTGTGATTGTGGCTATTGTTGCTGCCATTGTTATCTTTCTCCACAAGATAGGGGTGCTACAGAAAGTACTTGACTTTTTAATGATACCTGTCAATGCATTGATTGATGGCCTCAAAGCATTAGGTGATTACCTAGGGTTGACTAGCTTTGCTGCCGATGAGAATGCGGAGAAGATGGCTAAGGCTAATGAGAAAACAGCAGAGAGTTCTAAGAAACGAGCTGATAAAATATCTGAGGGCTACGACCAAGAGATAGCCATGGCTAAGATAGCCGGCAAGGATACCACACAGCTAGAGCTTGACAAGTCAAGAGCACTGGAGAAAGAGTCTATCAAGAGAAAGGCGGCAGCTAAGAAAGCACTTGAGGCAATGAGGCACCAAGAGGGTGAAGAGGCAACTAAGAAAAGAGCTGAATTAAGAAAGCAGATTGAGGATGAGAATAAAATTATTAGAGGTGGTGTCAATGAACGCAAGAGAATTAAGGCTCAAGAGTTAGCGGATGAGAAAGAGGCTGAAAAGAAAGCAGGAGATGAGGCAGCAGCTGCAGCAGAAAAGGCTAGGGAGAAAGCTAAGCAGAACGCTAAGAATAGACTTGACAATGCAAGGACTCTAAGAGACTTTGAACTATCACAAATTAAGGATGCAAATGCAAGAGAGGTAGCTATCGTAAATGAGAAGTATGCCAGGTTAATGAATGACCTTAAGAATGATGCTAACAAAACAGCAGAAGAGAAAGCTAAGTTCAATGCAATGTTCTTAACGCAACAACAACAGGAACTTGATAAGCTTGCAGCAGATAAGACTAAGACTGAACAGGACAACTTAAAGAAAGGCAATGACATCATAGCTGATTTACAGCTCCAACTAATGGAGGAGGGAACTGAGAAAGAGTTAGCCATGACTAAGGCAAAGTATGACAAGCTAAGAGCTCAGACCTTGGCAGATACCACGCTAACGGAGGAGCAGAAGAAAACATTGACTCAACTATACAACGATCAGGAGGAGGCAGAAAATCAGAAGCGTGCAGATGCTAAGTTAAAACAACAAGATGCCTTAGCTAAAACATTGGCAGATGCAGAACTTACTGAGGACCAAAAGAAACTGCAGGCCCTTGAAACTAAATACGCTGAGGAATACAAACTAGCAGAGGGTAATGCTGCACTCCAATTGGCTCTTTTTAATAAACTAGAAAAGGATAAGGAAAAGCTAGCAAATGATGCAGCCCTAGCTCAAATTGAAGCTGACCAAAAAGCAAGGGATGCAAGGCTACAAATAGCTGCAGATATTGCCAATGGTATTAATACTGTAGGTGCTGCATTTATCAAGGACCAAAAGAAACTAGAGAAATTTAACAAGGCAAATGCATTGATACAGATAGGTATTGATACAGGTAAAGCCATCTCATCCCTCGTGGCTGCATCAAATGCTAACCCATTGAATGCTCCTACCGCAGGTGCTGCAGGGATTGCTCAGTTTGCTACCGGTATCATACAGATTGCTACCAACATTGCCAAGGCAAAGCAGATACTAACATCAGGTGGCACCCCTACATCAGGTGGTGGTGGTGGTAGTACAGGTGGTGGTGGTGAAAGTGCCAACGTAGCACAGCAAGTACCACAAGCTGCACAGCTCTTTGGCTCGGCTAATGCTGGAGGCACAATGAGTGCAGGAGGTACTACCAATGAAAGCTCCATGACTGTTACCGCTGTAGTGTCTGAGACTCAAGTAACCAACGTACAGAATAAGATAAACAAGATTAACAAAAACGCTGAATTATAATGAACTCACTACAAGCAATCATCGATCACATTGAGCAGTTCTATAACAATCACCTCCAGGTTAAAAAGGTGGGGAGTGATTTCAAGGAACAGCTATTTAACTTCGCTACTAAGGATGAGAAATATCCTATTGTTTTTATTGTGCCGGTAACTGTTAACCCTGCAGATAACACCTCAGAGTTTAACTTTGACATCTACTGCTTTGACATCATTCAAAAAGATAGGGCTAACATCATTACAATCCTTAGTGATACACAGCAGATATTGAATGACCTTTATGTTTACTTCACCTACAGCAATGACTATAGCTTTGATGTGATTGGTACACCTAACTTCCAACCTTTGAACAATGATCTACTTGACTACGCTGCAGGCTATGTCATGAATATAACCTTAACGGTTAATGATTGGACCAACTGTGCTGTGCCTTTACAATAAACATTTTGGAGGGTTAAAGTAATATAGGTATGAGTTCATCTAATTGGTGGGGAGATTGGAGGCCTAACCTCACACCTCACACAGGAAATTTACAGCCAACTGATTTGATAGAGTGCACTTCTATCTCATCTTTAGGAGTACCTACTAACACAGCCATTACAGGTGCTCAGATAATTGCAGCAGCATCGGGTGGTAGTGCAACCTGGGGAGGTATCACAGGAACGCTATCTAGTCAAACAGATTTACAGACTGCCTTGAATGCTAAGCAGGCTACCCTTGTTAGTGGCACAAACATCAAGACTGTTAATGGTAACTCATTGGTTGGTAGTGGGAATGTGAACATAGGTCCTAGATTATTAGGATGGAGTGGTTACCTAGGTACAACAACATCCGGTACAGCTATTACTGTATGTCACTCACTATTGATACCTGCCAATACTTTAAGCCTTAACAATATACTCCAGGTACAATTTAGAATGTTTCGACAAAGTGGTAACGTAGGACAGTTATACGGTAGGATATACTTCAATACTACCAATAGCCTAACCGGTGCTACTTTATTCAATACTACATTCACCATGAATGGGGGAGGCTCGCAGTATGTTGGATTAGTTGAAAGGAATTTTGGATACAATGGTACTGTATTAAGCAGTTATTCAAATACTGCATTTTCTGATTACACTACAGGGGTAGCTCTTAACGTATCATTCAACTATGCTGTAAATAATTACATCCTATTTACTATGCAATGCCAAAATATTGCGGATGTTGCTAACATAAATTTATTCAAAGTCTTTGCGTATGTTTAGTATTAACGGAATAGAGTACACAATAACAGGACCCATTGAGGTGATTAGTGATACTCAGCTGCATGTTGAAACTGATAAGGGTATCATTCTAGTGGATGATACAATGGAAATTTATAAAGCATTAACAAATGGCTAGATACGCAAACACAGGGGAGTTCAATGTGCTATATCCTACTAGGAGAAAGATGGCTACCATCCTCAAGAGAATAATTAGAAACGAGGTAGTAGATGGTGAGGGTACACTTGTAGAAAGTGTGCGTATCAATGCCAAGGTAACAGGCTTCCAAAAACTTGAGATACAAATAGTGGCCATGTACTACTTTATCTTCCTGAATAATGGGGTGCCACAAACAGCTAATGCCTATGGGCCGAATGGTGGCTCAATTGCTCCTAGAGATTTCGTTGCACAATTTACAGATGCAATGATGGAGGCAGGACTTATTGCTGAAATCTATCGGCAGTACACTGAATGGATTACAAAAAAGTATCCATTGGTCCAAGCAGTTGAGGTGCTTGAGAAACAGTACAAACTTGTGTACACATTTGAAGCTCTTGACCCTCCTGCAGGCTTCACTCCTGGCTTCCCATTAGATGTCTAACTCTTTCTTCATAGACAAAACATTGAACACATAGATGAGTGGTAGGGCACCAACCTTATCACTCTTTGTAATGTCCCCATTGGTCAACCCGTAGATGGTTTGCTCCCATGACCATTTAGCTTGAGCCTGTTCTTTCTCAATTTCTTTGACCTCTTCAGGGTCCATCTCCCTGCGTTCCTCATCACTTAGATCCTCATCAAGGTCACCACTAAATAAGTTCTCATACTTTTTAAGAAAGTCCTCCCTGTACTTCATGAACTCATGCACAATTCCATACACATCTGTGATTGGTAGGTCATGAAATTTCTCTGCTCTAATGTTGCAGTCAAACTCATACGGCTCAAGGACCTCATCCCCCCATTCATTCAACTTGCTGTGCCGGTAGCAGATAGCACATACCTTGTCAAGATTAGTAATGTAGTTATCACCAAAGAAATAGTCCAGGTCTATGTACTCGTAGAGGGTTAGCTTGTTGAATGGTTTGAACTTCATGCCTAGCAGTTCATGCTTGTATCTTTTGGATGGCTCGGAGGTACACCACTTGGCCTCTGCTACAAGTTCTGCCAACTCATCCACATCCATATCCTCAATGACCTCAATGGGCTCATCTGATAAAATAGAGAGAGCCTCACTGTTGTAGTGGTAGGCTCCCTGTTCTCTATCTATGCCACTAAATTCAATGAACTGCTCAAGCGTTACTTGGCTCCAATTCTGAGGTAGCTTGATCATTGGCTTGCTGTCCTATTTTTTGTGCGATAAACATAACGTAAGGAATAGAGATAGCTGCATTCAGTTTTCTAATGAGCTTTGCTTTCTGCTTGATGTGTGCATCTGTGTAGTGTTCAGTTGGTGTTAGGTCCTCCCGTTTGAACATGACTGCTAACATCTCGGAGATATATCCTTTCTCTTTTTTCAGTGTTATCTTTTCAATCAGTTTAGTATCTCTTACAGTTAACTTCATTTGTGCCTTGTACACGTATCCATCAATCTCAAGCTCTTCTACTGTTGGATATTCTTTGCGTTCTGCAGAGTTAAAATCTTTTACCATCCCCACAAAATCAGCAACATCATAATCCCAAAACTCACTTTCAGGAATGCCCAGGTATGCAAACACTTGGAGGTGCTTATCAATGGGGTCAAGTTCCTGATTGTTATTGATATCAGTGATGGCTTCGAACTGCTCAATGGTCAGCTCTTCTAGTTGGTTGGGAATCTCCCTGTTTAAGATAGTTATCATGTTTTAATTTTTGAACAAATATAGAGTTTTTTTAATATAGGTAGATGGCAAAAAAGAATATCCCTACCTATCAAATCACTATCGACCCAGCATACGCTGAAAATGGTGAGGACCTTGGCATTGAGCAAATAGCTTTTACAGCTACACCTGCAATCAAAGTTAAGGGGATGGCATTCAGTTCTCAAGCTAAGCCTTTATTTTTTTCGGATGAATTAAAATACCGTATCACTGCACCTGCTTTGATACCTATGGAGATTTACCGCTTTGATGAGGATAGCAAAGAGGAGTACAATGTCAAGTTCACTAAGGAAGAGATTGAGCTAATCCATGGCAAGTTCATGAAGCAGATGGTTAACCGAGATTTGTTTAATCTTGAGCATGACCAATCTAAGACTGTACCTGCCTATGTCCTTGAGGCATGGATAGTTGACACTCCAATGGAGGACAAAGCCTATTCATCATTTGGTATTGAGGTACCGGAGGGTACTCTTATGGTTACTGCTCAGGTAACGGATAAGGAATACTATGCAGAACTAGTTAGCCAAGAGCAGATTGGTTTCAGCATAGAGGGATACCTTGGGATGAAGCTTAAAGAGCAACAAACAAACAATATACAAATGAACAAATTACCTGATGGAGAGCATCTAATCGAGGGTAAAATCTATGTCGTAGTTGACGGAGAGGTTACTGAGATACGTGATGCTGAAGTAGTGGAGGCCTCTGAAGAGGTAGCCCTAGAAGATACTGTTGTCGAAGAGACAGTAACAGCAGAAATTCCTGCAGAGGAAGAGACAATGGCGGTTGACCCTGTAGTTGATGCAGAGGCAATCCTTGCTATTGTTAAGCCTGTAATGGATGAGCAAATGAATGCTTTACTTGCTATGATAGCTGACCTTAAAAACCAATTAGAGGAAGTTCTATCTGCTGAGGTAGAGGATGAGGTGGTGAGTGAGGCTGTGGCCATGAGTGCACAGCAACGTTTTTCTAGTGTAAACAAATTTATAAACAAATAAAACCATGCGTAAATTAAAATTCGACTTACAAATCGACCCAACTGCTTTATTAGCAGCAAACCCTGAAGCATTCTATTCTCAAGCTTACTTGAGCGAAGACACTGCTGACAACTACAGAACTCTTCCTGGAGTTAAGTACAAAACTAAATTAGCAACTGTTACTTTCGGTAACATCTTACAACCATCTAGCTGTTCTTTCTCAGCTCCTAATGATGATTTAGATGCGAAAGAGATTGACGTTTGTGCATTGTCTGCAATGGCTCAAATTTGTCAGTTTGACCTTGAGCAATCTTTCTTATCTCTTCAAATGAGCAAAGGATCTAACGGAGATTTCTCTGTTGCATCTTTCATGAGCTTCTATTGGGGTGAGATGGCTAACAAAATCAACGGAGACATCGAGTTAATCAGATGGCAAGGTGATACAACTTCATTAAACCCTACACTTGCTTTGTGTGATGGTTATGAAAAAGTATTAGGTCTTGATGTGAACGTTATCAATCCTGCTACTGCTCCTGCAATCGCTAACTTTGCTGCATTAGAGCTTGCTTTATCTGCTGCTTTATCTGCACTTCCTGCTACTATTGCTACTCGTACATCTGACTTGCGTATCTTTATGCCTACTCAGTTAGTTAATATGTACCGATTAGGAGTAGCTTCAGGTAACACTCAAGCATACATTACTCAAGATTTATCTTTGACTTACTTAGGTATCAAAATAGTTATCTGCCCGGGAATGAGCAATAACAAATTTGTTATCACTTTGAAAGACAACCTTATCTACGCATTCGATGCTGAGGGTGATAGCTCTGATTTGCGTGCAGTTAACTTAGCTGATACTGTAGCTGAGCCTTACATCAGAACTCGTGCTAACATGAAAGTTGGTTTCAACTTCGTGAACCCATCTGATATCTATTTCTACAATTAATAAATAACCATGAGCCCTCAGTGATGGGGGCTCTTTAATACTTTAACACAATGGCTTGTCAAGCATTAGAAGCAATCGTAAAAGGTTGCGAAAATAATAGTGGTGGTATTTATGGTATTTGGATTAACCAACAAGATGAGATTTTGTCTATCACTCCTGCAGACCCATCAGCGGGTGCGGGTTGGACAATAACAGCAATCACTCTTCAGGCTCCTCCTGTACTATTTGAAAACTACTATGTTCGTCGCAACACATCTAACTATACAGAGGACTCAACCATTGACCTAGTAAATGGTAGCTCTTTTGTGACTCAAACAATCAACTTAGTATTTCATAGACGTGAGGCTGCCAAGTCTCGTGCTATCAAAATTCTAGGTGCAGGACAACAGTACTTAGTAGCTATCGTACTTGATGCTAACGGTAAGTATTGGTACTTCCCATACTTACAGGTATCTGCAACTGCTGAGGGCTCAGGAACAGCTCGTGCGGATGGCTCTAAATATGCAGTTACTTTGGTAGCTGAAAATGAGTACCTAGCATATGAGGTAGATCCTGCTATCGTATCAGCATTACTTGCTCCTTAAAATCCTGCCTCTCTATATTAGAGCCCTGCCACATGGTGGGGCTTTTTTTATGAACATTTGACAAACCTAAATTAATATAGGTGTGATATACTTAGATCAAGGTGTTATTAATCAGTTTGTATTGACTCTATCAGAGGTCACTACGGTTAGTACACCACATTATTTGTTTGTATTCACCAATGAAATGAATACCACAAGCACACCACAGCTCTTTACATCTGCTGATACGAGTGCTTACCCTGAAAGATACAACCTGTTTACTCTAGATGAGCCTACAGATATTGCACTCTTGAAAGGTCAGTACGTTTACCAGGTATATGAGAGCTCAACTGCATTTGTTTTGCCCCTTACAATAGCACAAACTACAGGAGTAGTTATTGAAGAGGGTAGAATGGTAGTAAGTGGTCCTGCAGGTACATCAATATATGACTAACTATGGCTTGGTACGAAAGACTATTTAACAGCAAACCAAAAGGCCCCGAAATGGTGGAGGGGTATCAATCATTTAGCACCCCATTCCTCCCGGTAGGAAGAGGCAACTTGACACTGCCATACATCAATGGTAGATACGTTCAGGAATCATGGGTCCGATTTGGGGAGGGCAACCTTTATCCTGAAATGCTTAATCAAATGTACTACAGCTCGCCGCTTCATGGTGCAATTGTGGACTTTAAGACCAATGCTGTAATTGGTGGAGGGTTTAACCTTACCACTGACAAGCTAACACCACAAGAAAAACTAGAGATGTTTAGCTTTGAGAAAAAAGCTAACTTAAAGCACACCGTTAAGGCTGTGACTAAGCAGTTAATCATCCACAATCGTGTGTACTTCAAGCTGTATTTTGGTGAAAAAAAGAAACTAATCAAGATTGAGAATGTTAGCCCTGAGAAAGTAAGGGTATCACCATGCAAAAGATACTATTATTTGTCAGATGATTGGAGTACCAGGATAGATACGGAGGTTATTAAGCCTTACCACATCACCTGTACGGATGAAATTCAGCTATATTGCTACGAGGTCAAGTCAGTTGGACAGGATTATTACCCACTACCTACCTATACGAGTGCATTAAACTTTGCTTTTTTGAGTGGTGAGCTATCTTACTTCGCAAAAAGTAACATTCAAAATAGTGTGTTCCCATCCTTTGCCATGATGTTCCCTAAACGACCACAGTCGGAAGAGGAAAAACACATGATCAAGGAAACCATTGACCGCCTCAAGGGTGCAGCCAATGCAGGTAAAGCTGTGGCATTTTTTGCTAACAGTGCGGACCAACTACCTAAGATTGAAAGCCTACCTACTAATGCAAATGATAAGCTATTCCATGAGGCATCTGCACTGAATACGGAGCAGATTTGTTTCAGCCACACCATTGACCCTATCCTAATGGGTATCCGTACCACAGGTAGCTTGGGTAATGGGTCCGATATCAAGCAGGCCTATGTGATATTTGAAAAGAATGTAGTGATGGAGCTACGTCAACAGGTAGTGACTATCTTTCAAGAGATACTGACCATTGCTCGCATCCCTGCTGAGTTCACTATCAATAACTTTCAAATTATTGGTGATGCTATTGTTGAGGTAGATGAAGAGACAGCAAAAGTTAAGGATGCATTAAACAACTTGAGTGATGCACTACTCGGTAAAGTACTTGAGAAAATGACTACCAATGAGATACGGGCTCTAGCCTCACTACCTCCAATTGATGAACCTACTAACCCTGCTCAGTAATGTTATATTTTATCACTGAAACCTACCTAAAAACAAACACACCCATTACAGCCAATGTGGATGTGACTGATGTAACCCCATACATTGCTACACAATCAGCACTACGGATACAGCCTATCCTGGGCACTACGTTCTACAATCACATGTTGACTGCTTACAACAATCAAACTCTTACACCGGATGAAATAGATCTAGTAGAGTTCATTCAACCTGTCATTGCATGGAGGAGTGCAGAGGATGCAGTATTTGGGTTGACCTATCAGCTAAAAAACAAAGGACTTCAAACTCAAAACGGAGATTATTCTGCAAGCGTATCCCGTTCAGAGGTGGCCTTTGGCATGGAGCACTATGCACAGAAAGCTAGTTTCTTTGAGCAACGTCTTATTAGATGGCTCCTAGCTAACCGCAACCTGTTCCCTATATTCATTGGTAGCACCAACATGGACACTGACCTTAGACCAATGTTTAACCATTGCTCTTGCATTAATCAATATCAAACTACCTGCACAGGGATGTGTGGCAACTTCCTTGAGAACGGATATAACAACAGCATCCTAATCTTGTAATGAACTCACAGCTCACCATACTACTCGCTACAATGAAAGCCAATTGGTTTAAGTTGTTAGCTGTTATCAGTACATTCCTAATGCCAATCTCAGGGCTATTGTTCCTTGTTGGGTTTGTCATTCTATTGGATACGATAACAGGAGTATGGAAGAGCATCAAACACAAGGTGCCAATCACAAGCAGAGGGCTATCTGCTATCATTAGTAAGATGTTATTGTATGAGGTAACCGTGATAATGTTCTACATGATAGACCAATTCATACTAAATAAAATTATTCTGCAGTTTTTTTCAGTGGAGCTCATGCTTACCAAAGTGCTATCTCTTATCCTGGTATCAATTGAGGTCATGAGCATAAACGAAAACTACAAAGCAGTGAAAGGATTGGACCTATGGCAGGCAATGAAGAACTTGTTTGCTAGAGCTAAGGATATTAAAAAAGAGGTCGATGAAATTAGACACGAGCAAGATATTACAGGAACGCCTATCTAATAGTCAGTACTTCCATGAGGAGTCTGAGAAAAAACAAATCTATCTACACCACACTGCAGGCAATGGTAACCCCGTAGCTGTTTCTAGGTGGTGGAATAGTAATGGGGATAGGATTGCTACCGCATTTGTAGTGGGTGAGAAAGGATCTATTGTGCAGTGCTTTTCATCTAAGCATTGGGCCTACCATCTAGGCATAGATAGTCAAGACTTTTCTGCTCATGGACTCAAGTACCAAAACCTAAACAAGCTATCAGTAGGTATTGAGATATGCAATTGGGGTCCATTGAAGCTAAAGGATGGAAAGTACTACAACTATGTCAAGGGAGTGGTGGACCCGTCAATGGTAACCACATTAGATACACCATACAAGGGTAACAAGTATTGGTACAAATATACGGATGAGCAGATAGAAAGCACTCGCCAATTGGTGGAGTACCTGTGTGATACCTATGATATTCCCAAGGCATACCGGGCTGAGATATTTGCCATTGATAAAGAGGCATTCAAAGGTACTGCAGGGATCTACACGCATAACAGTGTACGTAAAGATAAGGCAGATATTTACCCATGCCCTAGAATGATTAAGATGTTACAAAGCCTATGAGATATTTGATACCTATACTCATCCTGTTATCCTGCTCCGCTCCTAAGCGTGCTCAATGGCACTACAAGAAAGCACTTAAGAATGGATTGCAAGTAGTCCAGGATAGTGATACCATCCGCATAGCTACTGTGGACTCATTCCCAATAGTACACAATGACACTATCTTTTGGGAAAAGTTCATCGCGTATCGCGATACGGTAATAAAGTTCAATAACATCTATGTACCTAAGACTAGATGGCAAACAAGGATTGAGTACAAGGAACGGGTAAAGACCTTAAAGATTAAAGGTGATACACAATGGAAAACAGCCAAGGCTAAACAGGTAGTCAAGTATAAAATACTATGGTGGCCTGTTATTGTTTCGTTTATTCTAGGTATATTGCTCCGTTTTTTAATCCAAAAGGGGCTACTTGACAGGATTGCCCTGCTGTTTAAGCTATGAGAAAAAGACTATTTTACGATATTGAGACCTCTTTCAATGTCGGAGTATTCTGGAGAACAGGATACAACCTAACCATTAACCCTGGGGATATCATTCATGAACGGGCTATCATCTGCATATGCTACAAATGGGAGGGTGAAGAGGAAATTCACAGCCTAACATGGAGCAAATCACAGAGTGATAAGAAAATGATTGAGGCATTTGTCAAAGTACTTCATGAAGCAGATGAGATTGTAGCACACAATGGTGATAGGTTTGACCTCAAATGGATACGCACAAGAGCTTTATTCCATGGCATTGGTGTTATGCCATCCCCTAAGACAATAGACACGCTTAAATGGGCTAAAAGATACTTCAATTTTAACAGCAATAAACTAGACTACATTGCTAAGCTACTCAAGGTAGGGGCCAAGATGGAAACAGGAGGCCTTGACCTGTGGAAAGATATAGTATTTCGCAAGGATCAAGAGGCACTTGATAAGATGGTTGAGTATTGCAAGATGGATGTTCAGGTCCTTGAGTCAGTATTTGAGAAACTAAACAGCTATGCCTTAGTTAATCACAACTATGCTGTGCAATATGGTGGTGATAGATACGAATGTGCTGAATGTGGAGGGATTAATCACCGGTACAATAAGAAAGTAGTCACAGCTGCAGGAACAGTGCACCATTGGCTCCAATGTAGAGACTGCAAAAAGCACAATAAGGTAAATAACCTGGT